ATTTAATCCACCATTAATCTCATTCAACAAAACTTCAAATTATGTCTTTATTGCGAGCTAATCTTACGGTTGCATATGTTTACTCCATTTGTCATACGATCAAAGCAAAGGTCACAAATGAAAAAGAAGCTCTAGAAGCCTATGATGATTTGATTCGCTCAAGACATGACCTTCTTCATTATTGTGTTTCAGAAATGTTTGACATTCCAATTTCTGAAGAAAAAGAGCTCAAATGGTATTTCCCTAATATAGACCATCCAGACATGATGAAAACCCCTGACATTGTCCTCAAACTCAAAGACGAAATTCTTATATGTGATGTAACTGTTACAACAAGATTTCTTGATTCTTTGAAGTCAAAACAAGATAAGTATAATCTTGTAGGAAGCTTTATCCAAGCAAAAACCAGTCTTCCTGTTCATTGTTTGCATTTCATTTATGATCAGTTAAATCCTGATATAAATGGTCAATGTTTCCGTTTGAGAAGGTATATAACAAAGGAATTCAATTATCATTTGTTTGAAACTAGCCTTGAGATCATCACAAGTTCAATCAATACTGTTTGCACACGGATTTCAAAAGAATCCCTTGAATTTCACAAAAGGCTTAAGTACTCAATGAATATTGAGATTGGCGAAAAGGTTTTTGCTAGTGATTTTGATATTCAAGAAACAGTGATGGATGAAATCATTCTTGACAAATATCCATTTGATTATGATGACAGCAAAGAATTCATCAATGATCTTCCAGAAATGTTGAAGGAAATTCTTGAAGATGATTTAGATCCAATCAATGCTAAGTATCGTGATGTCAAGAACGAGTCTGCAATTTTTATCAAGATTGCCAGTGTTCTGAAAGTGAACAATAATTCTTTCAAATTGAAAGTGAAACCAACACATCATGCACTCTACCCCTTTTATGAAGAAGTGTTCAACTTACCAAAGATAAAAGGTCCTGAGGCAGAGCAAAAAATGATCTCAAATTTTTTGGGTATGATTTCACCAAAGAAAAATGTCATGGAAAACAAGTACATTTCGTTCATTCAGGAAATTGCAGAAGCCTATTCTTTAATCTGGTCAAACAAACAAAACCGAAACTGTCTCTGTAAGGGTTATTTTTTTGATGAACAAGAAAAGGTTAAACAAAAATACAAAAGTTTCATTGAAGGCAAAAAGACCAATCTGTCTTTTTATGAGTATTTGTATGATAATTCTTTCATTGACAAACCAAAAGACTCAGAAGAGAAGCTTCTACGTGTTCATGCTAAGAGACAAAAAGTTATCCAGATCCCAAATGGTTTCTTTTCACAACTCTCTAAACAAGGTTTATTCAAATCAGGTGTTTCATATTGGAAAAACTATGACCAAAAAGAAGAAGTTAAAATTCGTGAAAGAACAACAACTTCTTTTAAAGATTCGACCACAATTGACATCATGGTTAAGGTTTTGAGTTCTGATTCTCAAGGTTCTTATTACAAGACACAATTGAATGATATGAATTCTTCCATGAAAGAAGTTGATGCATTTTCCGATGAGACTTTTGTGAAAAACATGAAAAAAGAACTTGTCAAGGAATATTCTGTATATACAGATCAATTGTTCAAGACAGAGGCCTTCAATTATTTGTGGTTTAATCATTTGTTCTACACTCAGTTGATGCATTTCATGAGTCTTTCCCTTCTTCCAAACAATTATTATTTCTTTAATTGTGGAATTCCAAACTTCTTGTGCATCTGTATAGGTGGTTTCCGTGATACTGATACTGAATCAGGTAAAGCTTTCATGACAATGATTCTTACAGAAGAACCAGAAAAGTATTCTGATAGCTTTTTTTGGTACAATTGAAAAAATCAAACTTCATTCATGCTGGCTTGTGTTTACTAGATGGAGAAGGCTTCCAATGTCAAAAATAACTCATATGAAAGATGCTTTCTATGGTGTTTTGAGTAGTACAGCTGGTTATAGATCAAACATGAAGTTTTCAAAACCTTCAAAAGCAGATTATAAGATGAAACAAATGTTTGCTGTCAAAACCATTATTTCTTTGTGTACCACTCAACAGGTTTCCGAGTTTTTGATGGACAACCGTTATGCTGCAATGTCTGCTTTTTCATCATACACAAACATCGGTAAATTGATAACAGAAAAATTTGCTCCACCTTATACAAATTGTCTCTCCGTTTGGATTGTTGATCGATTGATTCATCGTTTACCTCAAATCACAAAAGCTGTTGTTGAAAAGAATTCAATATATTTCAAGGTCCCTGAATTCAGCAAAGGTAGAAGAATGCTCAATACCACTGGTGGTTTTTTCAAAATCCCTTCTTTATGGCTTGATGAAGATAGCAGCATTAGAGATTCACAGGAGCTCCTTGAGGAAATTTTCATTTATGTTCATACAATGAAAGAACCTTCTAATCAGTACCATGAGTACATCAAAGCTATGAAGACCATCATTGAATACCAAGAAAAATTCAATACAGCAAAATTTGATCACAAATATGGTTCGGTTAATACAAAAGAAAAATTGCGTGATTTCTTGTTAACAAACAATGGTGTTGGATTCTGTGGTAGTGTTGTAAAACAGTCAACTTCAGAAACAGTTGCAAAAACAAAACCGCACTTCAAGAAATATATTGATCATGTTCTAAATGAAAATATTTCAGAGATCATCACGACGAAAGCTGTAATTCATAGCTTGGATAGAAAGATTGTGGAGAAAGATCAACAGAAGTACAATGAGAAAAAAGTGATCAAGAAGTACAACTATATTCACGAAAAATATGGTCCTATTGAAGCAGAAGAATTCATGTCTTATATTGCAAGACAAAACAAAAGATTGACACTGACAACAGAATCAAGCTTTTACACCACAAAAATTCGCCAAAAAGTATGGGAAACTGCAATTGAATATCTTGATGATCATCCATCTGACAAAAATGTGATTGATATTGTGAAATATCATATTCTGAAAACCAACTTCCATGTTGAAGCAGATATTTGTATCAAGGCTCAGTTCGGTGCTAAAAGAGAATTCTATGTGATCAATTTTGGAGCTAAGGCAGGTGCTCGTCTTGTTGAAAAATTCTTTCAGAAAATCTCAGAGGATACTCCAAATGAAGCAATCTCAATTCCTGGCGATAGGAAGGTCTATGAAATGCAAAATATGTTGGATTCTGCAACTTCACTAGCAAAAGAGAAAAATATGAAAGTTCGTTATGTGAATGGTGATTGCACAAAGTGGTCCGCTGCAGAAACTATGGGTTCATTTATTTCAATGGTTGATGGCTTGAATACTGGTAATGACAAATTCCAAAAATTGTTGAAGGTTGTTTTTTCTTCTTGGGCAAAAAAAGACATAAACATTCCATTAAAAGTTATTGATAAAGTTCAGCCAATTCTCGCTCAGACTGAGTTTTTGAAAAACACTATCAACACGAATGGGAAATTTAGAAGTACGCATAACTTCTTACAGGGAATGTTCAACTATGCATCATCATACAAAGCCGTTTGTTGCTCAAACTATGCAATTTCTTTGTGGGAGAAAATGTATGGACCTGATAAGCTGTATGCGTATCACATGGAGCACTCAGACGATTATGTTATGATTGTTTTGTACAAAGAAGAGAATGATTTTATCAAATTTCGTATTCTTCACAAAATGATGATGAGGCTTCACGGTTTTGCCGATAGTGAGAGAAAAACAAGTTGTCAACAATTGTTTTTGGAATTTGTCTCATTGATGTCCTTCAATGGCGTAACACTTTACCCTCATATCAAGAAAACAAAAGAAATCAATACTTCTTTGCCATGTACTGGTTATAGGACAGACATGCAAGCAGCTTTGAGTCGTGTTGGAGAGTGTCTTCGTGTTGGAAACAATTTGCCATTTGCATATTTTCTCCAAAAACTTCATGTGTATTGCATTGCTGAGGCATACTCGTTGTTACCAGGTATGAAGAATTTCTTTGGTGGTGATATC